CACGGCTTACAGGCCCATCTTCTGGCGCAGGGGCATGGACTTCGCACGGCGGATCTTCGCTGCGCCGCTGAAGGCCTTGCGCTGCATCTTGCGCACAGCGGACTTCTGGGCAGCGCTCAAACGCACTGTGCCGGCAATGCGCTTGCTCATGCGCACTTTCTTACCACCACGCACGGCGAATACCTTGCGGTAGGTCGCATCGAGCATGGCCGCGTCGTCACCGTCCACGAAGCGGAAAGCATCGTCCAGCATGGCTTCTTCGCCATTCGGCATCTTGTCCAGCAGCGCCTCATGCACGCGCTCGGCCACGTCGTTGTTGAACTCACCGTCATTGAGCAGCGCGTCGACGTCGTCTTCAGGGATACCCTTTTCTACCAGGTAATCGCCCACCAACTCCGCCACCATGCCGCCATACTCGATTTCATCATCGGTGAGGTCAGTTTCACTGTGGGCCGCGGTGCCGACGATCAGCGCCAGCAGGCGGTCGCCATAGCCTTCATCGGGACCCATGTCGTCGCTTTCCAACCATTCACGCACCACGCGCACAGCGTCCTGGCGCATGTCGTCGGAGTACACGATGTCAGGCACATCCGAGTTTGCCCCGTCCAGCATACCGCCCGGCTGTTTGAGCGGATTTTGTTGAGGCGGCGCCTCGTTGGCCTTCTGGACAGCCAGCGCTACGGCATTGGTCTGAGCCAGGATGCTACTTACAAGGTTCATGGTGAATCTCCTTAGCCCGCACGGACGATGGTTTGGGTACCACGGGTAACGCGGTTGGTGCCGTCCCAACTGACGTCATAAAGCACGTCCATTTCGTCATTCGGTGCCGATGCGTTGCGAAGAACATCAGCCTCGTAGTAACCGCCGTCCAGTTCAGCAGATGGGGTCATCCATTTCGCGGAAGACATCGCCTTCAGCAGGTTGGCCAGGTTGCGGCGCATCATGTCGATGGCGTCAGCCATTGGGCGTTGCAGCGATTCCTGGCCCATCGCAGCGACTTTGTCGTCCAGGAACGTCGCCATTTCGGTCACAGCGATCAGTTTGGTACCACCCGTGGTCTGCGCACCGGTGAGGGAGTCGACCCAGGCAAATTTGCCGCCGCTGGCGTAGTCCTTGAAGATCACCGGGTTGATCTGGTTTTCAGCCAACAGCTCCAGCTCAGTATCATCAGGGGTGTAGATCTGGGTGATGCTGGTACCGCTGAGGCCATAGTCACTGCCCGCGATCGGGTAGTTGCGCGGCGCAATGCCTTGGCCGTTGACCTGAGCATTACGGGCGCAGCGCAAGCCGATCTGCTGGCCAGAAGTGCCGAAGAACGCCTTGCCGCCCGCAATCGGGTTGATACGCTTCAACGGCGCCCAGTAGGCCTGGCAGTACAGGTTCTTGACGCTGGCACCGATCGACTGCACGAACGCCACCGCTGCCGCAGGCGCCAGACGCCCCGGAACGTCGAAGATGAACTGCTTGTTGATTTCCTTGCCTAGGTCGGCCAGCAGGCCCAGCAGGGCCACGTTCTCGCTGCCGCCGGCACCCAGGTAAGTGAAGTTGGGGCGCGAGCGACGCAGACGGTCGATGGCCGCCGACATCTCTGCGTTGGTGTAAACGGTGCGGCCTTCGCTGAAGTAGAACATCTTGCCGCTGGCGAACTTCGGCTTGTTGTTGTCCTTGCCATAGAACTGGCTGTCTACCGCTACCGTGGCGTCCTTGGCCACATCGATGACCTTCAGCACGTCGGTCGCCTGCTCGATCACATCCGCGATATACGAGCTGTTGTTGTATTCGTCCTTGGCCAGGGGGTCGAGCGAGCCGGTGAACGGCCCGATGATGATGGTGTTGGATACCGGGTCCAGGAACTGAACGGTGATGATCTTGGAGGCTGCCGGCACGCCCGCGGATTCAGCGGCTTCAGCGTTGATTTGGCAGATCAGGCCGTCGTTGAAGCACTCCAGGTGCTTGAACGCGATCAGCGAGCCCGCTGGCAGGCCGGCGCTTTCTACGCCGGTCGACCAGACAGCCGGGCCGGTACCGCTGACGTCCAGCTTGCTGGACTTGGCAATCAGGATCTTGTTCACAGCATCGTCAGCGACCAGGCGAGATACGATCATCTGCTGTGCGCCATAGCGCAGCGCCTCGTAGGCCTGGACTTGAGCTTCGCCCGTTGCCGACACGGTCAGGCTGACCGGCGCCCCCAGCAAGCGCTCGTGCTTTTCGCGGGAGACGGCAAAGACCTGGTCGATACGGCCACGAGTGAAGCGGCCAACGGTGGCGGCGCTGTAATCACCGGCCACCGAACCGATGGTGGATTTGTCTTGAATGAAGTTCTGCTGGTAGCCAGAACGCTTGTTGACGCTACGAGACAGTTGAACGGTCATGTGACCCCCTTATTCGGCGCCGCCGGCAGCACCGGCAGTATCATTGGCTGGCTGTTCCGCTGGCGCTTCAGGCGCTGGCGGGATGGTGAGGATTACGAAGTCTTTGGCATCGCTGCCGTAGCGCTTGGCCAGGGCTGCAACGTCGGTCACCACGACCCAAGCCTGCTCAAAGCTCTTCACCTTGAACGACACGGGCTCGCCGGACGGAATCAGCTCGTCGTGGCGAGTGGACGGCACCACGAGCGGCTTGTAGCACTTGTGCTCCAGGCGCACCTCGAACGGGAATTCGCGCCCCTCCACGATGGCTTGCGCCACCTCGGCAACCTTTTCGCCAGAAGCGGCGCCCAGGTTGATCACGACCACGCCGCCGGTATCGATGGTCTTGATGGCATCAGCGGCTGCCTGTACGAGCACCGCGGTGTCACTCGCGGGGCCCGCGGTGACCACGGCAGCATTTGCGCTGACCTGGACAACCTCAACGCCCTTGTCGGCAACGTCCGCGCCTGCCTTGGTGGTGCTGTCGACCTTGTCGACGCCTTTACTCTCGTTCTTCGCCATATTTCACCTGTAACCCGATGTCTGAATCCCAGCACTCGCGCAGTGCCCGTGTAGCCAGCTCGCGCTCAATCTCCTGGTACTGCGCCGCTTCCTGGCACTGCACGGCGACCTCACCGAAGCGCCTCAACCGCACGCCCAGCACCCGGACAACCAGGGTGTTGCGGGTGTTGTTGGTCAGCGTCAGCTCGGCAGGAAACTCAGCAATGTCAGGCAGTGCCCACGCCAGAGACTGTACGGCCTGTTCGGGGGCCAACTTTTCGGGGGTTTGCGTGGGTTTCCAGTCATCAGGAAAGCGCCCCATACCGAAGGAAGTCCCCGGTTGGGAATCGCCCGCCACTGGAATGGTGTTGGTAGCAGCACCTGCCT